AATAAGGGTTTGCTGTTTTTAGAAAGATTGTAAACTTTCTTTATAAATGATGTCCAGTCGAAAGACGGAACTCTCTCATTTATATGAATAAAAAGATTCGTTAAGTAGAATATATTCTCCTCAGCGTTCTTACAAAGATTAGTACTTATTCTAGAAACGTCGTTTCCATAGTTTAGGTTACGTGAAACAAATTCACCGACTAGGTTTCCCTCAGTCGCAATCTTTGACTTGGAGATGTTGATTTTCAAACCAGCATCCTCTACAAGACTCTGTTGAATTAGACCCATTGGATCTTGATTCCACAGATCGTCACCCACTTCATTGAAGAGTTCTTCAAGATTGGTAATGACACCGTTTACATCTCTTTTTATTAACTCAGGATATTTCTTGGTTAATAAAAATTCTATTAATGACAGATAGCCTAATGAGGCTATTGCAAAGGAACCTTTCGTTCCCATACCCTGGCCGGTCAAATAACGTACGAGCTTACTCGAACCATTTAACGACCATTTACAGCGTACTACTAGTTTCAACCAGTTCTCATTGAACTCCTCACCAAAGAGGCACACCACGTGTGGGCTCTGGAACCTTACACTAAAAGTGTCTGTCCAGGAAACGGCATCAGTAGATCGGGTTCCCGATTTAATGTACTTTTTGAGTTTCTCGAAACCACCTGCATGGTCAAATATATTTGAGCATGTAGGATACATAATTTTTAGTACCTCTATTACCCTGTCCTCAAAAGGTGTTAATAAACACTGAGTCCAGTAATCAGGTATAGCTACCGTTCTGGATTTGTTACCAGAATCAGTGACTGCAGTAAGCTTACGTAAAACATAAGTGTCTGCTACATTTACATTCGGCGAATGATAAAAACTATTGTCTTTATCTTCACCCAGTTTATCCGGTGACCAGGCTGGATCTTTTATCCTATCGCCCTTTTGGTCATATCTGAAATAAGTCGCCACGTGCTCCTGAAACTTGAGATACTCTGAGTTTCCAGTGAGTTCACATAACCTTTTAAAAGGTATACCGAGCTCATCATATAATAATATATGAGCTTCGAGTGCGGCAGAGTCACACTTCGGTGCCTTATTCGGCCCGTTAGCAGTGAAGTTAAGAGGAGGTTTTACAATGTAATCCTTGATAGGATCACCCTCTTTCTTAAGTAAATTTAAAGAACGATATTTATCCCTAACGAATTCTTTGAACTCGTTAAGAAATTCTTTGTTGATATTCGCTTTATATTCGATGTTTTCAATATCGATTTCGCGAAAATCTTCTACAATCCTTTGCATGCTGAAAAGCGTGCGGATTATCTGTTCTCCGGCTACGGCAAAAGGACCACGGTCCCTTACCTGGTGCCATAAAGGTCTCAATGAGCCCAAGGCATTTGGCCACTTATCTACAAGTCCTATTGACAATCTGTCAACAGGCTTTATAGTTTCCCACTTCTGTCCCTCCATTAATGCGACGCAATATTGTTGGACAAGTTTGTACTTACTGGTACCAAATTTGATACCTAAGTGAGTAATGAAATTATTATGCATTGTGATGACATCGTCGATGGCCTTCTCAATGTTAAAATTTACTATTAACTCTGGTTTACCCACTTGCTCGAGGAGCTGTTGGATAACCAATTTCAATACGCCAGTTTTACACTGAAGCGTACCCGGTAAACGGTCTTTCTGTTTAGGAATTAAACGCATACTCTTTTTAGAAGTAGCTTTCTGAATCTTAGTTTTTATACTTTTCATCTCATTTCTGAGACGATTTAGTTCAGATTCTTCCGCCTTACTCGGTTTTGGCTTAAAGCTAAATTTAGCTTTGTCAGCCGAAGTTTGTTTCTCTTTGCCTATTGTAGACAAAGGTAATTTCTTTGATGGAGAACCCTCTCCAGGAGATTTTATATTTTGTTTAGTAATCACTTGTGATATAGTGGGTGAGGCTATACCTTTCTCAGTATCCAATTGGTTGCTCTTGACAAGAGAGCCATGAATGTCCAGTGTTTTCTTTGACTTAGCCGTTACGCG